TGAATATAAGAGTTGTATCTAGCATCTTTATCTGACATTCCTGATGCTATTGAGCTCTCATAAGTTTCTTGTTGTGTTACAAGACCAAAATAAGGCAGTGTTGCATACGCAACTTTTGGGTTTCTAGTAAATACAGCTGCCCCCATGCTAGTTAGTGAAACAGCCATAGAAGAAACACCACCAACTAATGCCATCTCTTCTTGGGTATATCCCCTCTTATCCCAAAGTTTTTGTTTCTTTAGGTTATATGCATCATTAATTTTTTTTGTTTCAGCAACATGTTCTTTAGATTCTTGTTTTAAATCGTTTAAACTTTTAGACCTTTCATCTAAAGACATCTCTTTGTATTTAACTTTTTTCTTTAGGATGGATGTTGCACTTTCTCCAAAGACTGTTTCCCAAAGTATACCTAAGTTTCCTTTATCAGATAATCCCAATTCATTTTCAAGAGTTTGTTTTTCATATCTATACTTTAGACCACCGCCTCTTAGCAAAAGATTGTCCAGTAATGATCTATCACTTTGATCTATAGAGTCATTTATATCATCTGTTATATCTTGTATAGCTGCATTTTTTACTGATCTGGTTAGTCTTCCAGGTAGGTTAGCCCCCTGCTCACCTGCCATTACCACCGCATCAAATAACTTTGTTCCTGTTGGTTTAAATGCACCAATGTAAGAGCCTTCTTGTTCTTCTAATAGAGGAACATTGAATTTTTCTTTTTTGGGTTCTTCTAAATCTGCTGTTTGATTTAATAAAGGTACTGAAAAAGATTCTTTTTTTTCTTCTTCTTCCCCTAATAACGGTACGCTAAATTCGTTAGCCATATTAAGACCCTTTATTTGTTAAGGCTTTTTCTATATGTTTTTTAAGTTCCTTGGTGTATTCACTTTCTTTTATATTTCCTTCTCTCACTGCCTGGTTAAAAGCATTGTCAAAGTTTTCAATCTCTGCTTGCATGTCCAAATTATCATCGTAGAACTCTAACATTGTCTCTTTTACTTTATTTACTGGAGCATCAAATGAGAAGATGTTATTTCCAATATTAGTTGTTGGTGCACCTTTTGCATCTGCATTATTGTTATACCTGTTTAAAGTATCTTCAATAGAAGACCCATCATATAGAGTTCTTGCATTGCTGTATTTTGGTGCATTCCCAAGTATTGTAGCCAGTGGATCTTCTCCGCCTTTTGTTACATACGTATTTCCATCTTTTGTGATACCTGAGCTATCTTTATAGTAAGCATAAGTCATTCTTAATGCCTCTTGCATTTGCATGTCTTTGGGATCTGTAATACTTTTAAGAGAGTTAATATCAATTGAAGCTAGTAAGGTATTAAACACTACTCCTTCTTGTTTATATATACTATTTATTGCGGTTTGTTTTTGTGCTTCTTTTGTTTTTGAAATAGGCGTATAAACATCTTCAATAGACCCTGTCATTTTTTGTAAATGAGAAAGCATTCTTGGGTTTTGGTCTAATATCATTGCTAGATGTTTTTGACCAGAGACATAATCAACAGTGTCTTTTACTGATACTGCTTTTGAATCATCTGCTTGTAAATCTTCTCTAAATATTCTTTTACCTCCATCGGTTTGATCTGGTAAAAATGTTTGGTATTCTTTAACCCCACCCTCTCCAAAGTCAACAGTTACTTTTGATCCAAGGATCATTTCATCACCTATTCCTTTAGCTATAAAGTCTCCATTCAAAACAACATCTTCAACCTTTCCAACATTTCCGTTAGTGTCAATAAAATCAGCACCCAAAAAAGCTGTTTGTATTTGTGGTTTTAAAATTTTTGTCAGATCTTCATTAAAACTTTGTGGAGCATTTTCAAAGTCTCCAGACTGAAATACTGGCATTAAATTATTAAATGACTTTCTAAAGCCCGGATCTATATTTTTTAATTGTGCTCTTACAATAGGAGATTCTATGTATTGCATTTGTGATGTTATTGTATTTAACTCAAAGTCTGTTACATCTTCGGGAAGATTGCTTATTTGTTCTAAAATGTTAACAAGCAATGCAGAGTCTTCTGTTATTTGTTCTCTTCTTTGATCGGAAACCAAACCGCTTGTTATGTTTTTTGTGTAGTCAATCCTTGCTTGAGTGTATGTATTATCTAGCTCCTTTCCTGCAAGTTCTGCAGCAGCTATTGGCTTTGCGTAACCAAGCTTAATGTTGTTAAGATCTATCGCTTGTTGTGTTTGCTCTTGAGTTAACCCTGCTGTTTTTAAGTTGCTGTTTAAGAGCTCTGTTGATTGCTCCATATCAAGCCTGGTCTTCTCCATAAGAAGATCGTCTTTTTCTTTTTGCGAAGCAAGACCCGATACTTTGAGCCCTATATTAATTCCGTCTATAATTCCTGATGATAAGTTTGCCATAATTAATCGAAAAGTTTATTTAGTAATGTTGCCGCTGCTAATGCTATTAAGACTGGTGGAGCTATGGCACTCGCAGCTGCCCCTGCTTTTGCTGCAAGAGTTGCTGTTCCAGCAGCAGTAGACACCGCACCCGTGGCAGACGCTGCGGTTAATTTTCCAATGGCTGCCTGTGCTGCCTTTGCACCTATTGCACCACCGATACCTACAGCAGTACCTAGGAGCTGTTGTTGCCCTGCCTCTTTTTGCATATCAAGACTTTTTTGTGCTATGTCTTGTTGTGCCTCAAGACGAGCAGCTCCCAATAAACCTGCCTTAGCTTGTTCTTTTGTTTTTTGACCTGTTGCCAATAATCCACCTAATCCGTTAGCCACTTAATCCTCCTGTTACTGATTTTTGTCCCATTGCACTTCCAAGACCTCCAGAAAGAACTTGCATTCTTCTTTCTTCAGATCTCATTTTTGCAAAATTTCTAGCGGCAACCAACGCAGATGTCTCTGATCTTTCATAACCACCCTGAGGGTCCATTGCTTGTGTTATTCCAAAGCCAGCTTGCCTTCTAGTCTCTTGACCTCTTGTATTTGCATATTGTCTTGCAACTGCTGACTGTGCTCTACCTATTTCTTCTTGTTGTAGTTGCTCGAAACCTGTTGTCATTTGAGCTATTAGGTCTTGTTCTACAGGAAAAAACCTATTTAAATAATCTTGAAACTCAGACTCGTATAAGTCTGATAAAGTGTCTTGAGCTGACTGATCTCCAGTTCTAAAAGGGTTTACATATAAGCTGCCATCATTGGGGTTATATGGATCATCGTTCCTTTCGTTTGTTACATTGTAGAATGCCATTAAGTATTGCCCATATATAAACCAGCACCAACCCCCAACCCAGTTCCAACAATTGCTGCATTTCCTTGAGAACTTTGAGCTGATTGTTTAGCTTCTGCTATTCCTCTTTTTTGAGCAAGCTCACCAACATCTCCAAGACCAGCTATGGCTGATCCTGCCTGACCTTGACCCATTGCTATTATGTTTTGCATTCCCTGATAGTATCTGTCTACCTGACCAGATAGACCCTCAGCAGTTCCAAGACCCATTCCTCTTGCTTGAGCTTGAGTTGCTTGTTGACTTGCCGCCTGATATTGACCGCTTGTAGGATCAGCCCCTTGTGTAAACGCCTGTGATTCTAGCTGTCTTCTTGCGTTTTGAAATTCTGGTTGCTGTAAAGACGTAACATAAGACTCCACGTTTTCAAAAGATCCAGGGGTTGTCATTGCTGCAACCTGACCCATAAATTCATTCTCTAAAGGTACATAGTATTGTTGATAAAGATTAAATCTTTGTGCTGCAATAGAGGCTAAAGCCTTCTGTGATTTTGTATCTTTTATTGTTGTTGATCCGCCGCCTCCACTCATTATAACTCCTTTTCCACTATGTATAATTTAGTTTTATAATCCTTGTGAGATAATGCCTGAGCTAGTCCCCTCCAAGGTGTCCAAAGTTCAACCCTGTCACACCCTCTGCTTCTTGCCATTTCTTCTATATATTCCATGTACATCTCGTTGGCATCTCCTCTCTTATCATAAGCCACCCAAATCAGTAAAGACTTGGTTGGGCTAAACATGCTTGGCTTTTCTTGTAAAATAATAAAGCTTTCACATGGATCCTGCTCTATATCTATATAAAGTTCTGCTACTCCGTTCACTATAGCAGTGTAAATATCTTCTGGTCGCCAATCTGGGTTTGCTTCTTTTTTTATTTCCCGCAAACCAGGCTCTACAGAATCCCAGTAAGTTCTTATATCAACTTGAGTTAACATTTCCCTTGTAAGATATCATTAAATTGCATAATTATGTACCATTATATTACTAATTAAGCTGGTTCTGTAGGAAAGGTTACATCATCTAAACTAGTATTACTTGTGTAATTACTAGGAAGATCTCTTAAGATCTGTCTATAATTTGCCCATTCTGTTTTTTTTGTTTCAGTCAATGGAGAATCAGCTGCTTGAGTCCAATCACTTTCCAATAAAAGATTTTTTCTTTGTGATCTTATATAAACTAATGCGTTTTCTGTTATTGCTGTAGGCACACCGTCCACGAACCTGTAAGTACCTGGGGGGTAAGTTCCCTCTACAGCCGTTTGTGTATCTAACCTTCCCACCTCATCTATATTAGAAACATTGGAAGATCCAGTACAAATAATGTCGCCTGTTAATGTTTCATAAATTGTATAATTCATTATTGCGTATTATCCACTGTTACATATAAAGCTTGGTAGGTACTATTTACCTGACCTCCTGAAACATTCCAATTAATTCTCCAATACACTGTGCTTTGCGTAGAGTTCATTCCTGTTATTTGCCCATCCCAAAGGAAAACATAGGTTCTATAAGTCCCTGCATTTGCATTTACTTTTGGAGAAAGGCTTGTCCATGTACTATTATTAAAGCTGTATTGTATTGTTCCATTCCTAACATTACCAAGAACTGCTGAATAGGTTATTCTATATTTTGCATTGTTTCTAACATTTGCCGTGGTACATGATATGTTTACAATATTACTTGACTCTTGGCTAACAATAGTTTGTCCTGGGTATGTTCCAGACCAAGATTGAACATTAGCCTCGACAGATAGAGGAACCTCTGCCCCAGTGTGAGATATAATCTTTGAACTTACGTCAGCGAATTTCTTAACGGCAAGCGTGTCTACATTTATTCTATCTGCGTTTAATAGCCCGGTTGTTATTTTTGTAGCACTAATATTGCCTATCTTTACATCCCCAATTCCACCATCTTTTATAATAAGATTTCCGTTTGAGTCTGTGTCCAGTGTTATTCCATCAAGTTTTATTTTGTCGGCTGTCAAAGTTCCTGTAACCACGCTTTCTAACTGAGCGAATGTTCCTTGAAGTTTATCTACTGAAAGGTTTCCAATTTTTGCATCTGCTATAGATCCGTCTTTTATTCTTGCTGAGTTAATATATACAATTCCAGAGTCAACTATAAATGGAATAACAGCTCCAGAGCCTGTAGAAGGTGCAATGGAAAATCTATCTGCTTGAAATATAACATCACTACTCTGCTGTCCCGTTGGTGATGTAGATGACTGTATTGCAAAGCCTGCAATATGACCATTTGAGTTAACCTGCATAACATAAGATGCTTCCGTCTGACCTAGAGTATTTGTGGTTGTTTCTGCTAGTTGTAATACACCTGCATTATTCCCAATCACGCAAGCATCTGTAACGGTTGATGATGTTGAGTTAGATGTTGCATCATCTCCAACAACTTCTACGCGAAGAGTTGTTGAACTAATTCGTGCTACCACCCTAAAAGTTCTATTAATTTTTTCTATCGCCAACCCACCAATAGCACTAATACCCTTAATTGAAAGAAATACTCCGTTAACTACATCCGCTGCTGAAATGTTGTGGGCTGTCGCTGCACCTGCTAATCTAGTGTGCACATCCAAATTCTTGGTACCACTGTATGTTTGTATATATGCATCAAAAGTAACTCCAATACTTGACTGTATAGCATTAATAGAAAGGCTGTTAGCCGTAGTTAATCCATCTCTTAATGGAACCCAAGAACTACCACTCCATCTTTTTATTTGATTTTCGTTTCCTGTATCTATCCATAAGTCCCCAACCGCATTGGCTGTGGGTGTTCCGCTTTGTGCAAAGGTTTGAATTGTGCTTGGAGAAACAGCAACCCAGTTGCTTCCTGTCCATCTATATAATTTATTATTTTGATTAGTCTTTATCCACAAGTCTCCAATTGCACCAGCTGTTGGTGTTGATGATGAAACAAATGTTTGATTTTTTGTTGAAACATTAACCTGTAATGATCCTATTGCCGAGGCATTTGCAGCAACACCTGTGCTTGCATTGTTAACTGTTGCAGCTAAAGCATCTATCCTAGAGGCACCTGCTGAACCAGATCCGTATACTTCTGTCTCTAAGGTTGCTACAGCAGTTGCGGTTGCACTAACTCCTGTAGACCCATCATTAACAGTATTTTCTAAAGCAGTTATAGCTTGAGAGTTTGCTGTGATTTCACTATCTCTTATAGACTCCCAAGCAGATCCTGTCCACCTGTACATCTTGTTATCATCTGTGTCTATCCACAAGTCCCCTGTTGTAAGGGTTCCTGTTGGGGCTGTTGATTGTTTAAAGTTAATCGGTATGGCTGTTACAGTATTTGTTAGAGAGCTTAAAGCAGACGCTGTTGCCGCCACTCCTGTTCCAGCATTATCCACAGTGCTTTCTAATGCAAGAATGCTTGCTGAATTTGCTGATACAACACCGTCTATTGTACTAACATCAGATTGTAGAAGTGATATAGCACTTGCATTTCCCGCTATTCTTGCATCATCAACTAGAACCCATGCTGATCCATTATATCTATATTGCTTTTTATTATCGTCCGTATCAAACCAAAGATCTCCAACATTTTGACCTGTTGGTTCAGAGTTCTGTGCAAATACTGAAATACCAGACTGATCGTTTACAGCAACCCAATTAGAACTTCCTGTTGCTGACGCTCTCCAAAGCTTATTTTTATTATCAGTCTCTATCCAAAGATCTCCTATGGCTGTCGCGGTGGGTGGGTCATTTTGGACAAAGGTTTTTACTTTTGTAGTAATGGTATTTTGTAGCCCAGTAATATCATTAGATATACTTGTTATATCACCATCGTTAGATGTAATGGATGTCTGTAAACCACTTATGGCTGTTGCTATGGTTGACGATGAACTGTATCCAGTCAGTGTATTTTCTAACTCTGTTATGTCTGCTGAGTGCGTTGTTATAGTGCCCTCTGCTGCAGTAACTCTTGTGGTTAAACCACCAATTGCAGATGCGTTTGCAGCCAGTCCCGTGGTTCCGTTAGTAATAGCTGAATTTAAGCTTGTTATACTTACACTCGTGGATATATCACTGCTATCACTTACACCAGCTACAAGCAGTATATGGTTTGCATTTTGAGTTATTGCATTACCATTAGATGTTATTTGTGTTTGTAGCGTGGTATCAGAAGAAGATGTAGATCCAGCCGTTGTAGCTGCGAAAGAGCTTCCTGTATAAACAAATAACTCATTTACATTAGGGCTAGAATCTGTGTCTATCCATATGTCTCCAGTTTGCAAAGTAGTTCCGTCTGATCTGGTTGTTGGCTCACTATTAGATCTTATTACCCTTGTTGACGCGGTTGATAAGGAGTTTACAGAGCTTTGTGCCGTTGTAGCTAAGGTGTTAATTGTTTCAAACGTGCTCTGTAATGTTCTCTGAGTACCACTTAGGGTTATGCTCATGTCGGTATTTAGAGTTGTAAATCCGGGAAGGTTTTTTATTTCCTCCGAAAGATCTGCCATGACCGCACCAATATCTACCTCTGTTTGTGCAAGAGTTCCACTATCACTATTAAATGCTCCAAAGACATTATTTTGATTAACATGACGTACCCAATAGTATTTAGTCGCCGAGTTACCAACCTGATGTGAAAAAACTGAAGCTGTTGTTTGGGCTAAGAATATTCTATCTGCAAAAGTATCCGTGTTTGCTACCCATATTTCTGTGTGAGAATGACCAGCATAACTTGGATAATCCCAAGCAAGTAATATGTTTTGGAATGCTCCACTTGCAGAAACTCCTGTTGGAGCTGTTGGAGTGTCCACGCCTTCTTTATCATCGTTTCTTCCTATGTTAAAGTCAGAGCCGCCGTTGCTAATACTAAATCTTTTTCTTGCTATCCCGCTGTCAATTAGATCTTGAAAGGTAACAGCTTTATCTAAGACATTTCCTTTTTCCCCTTTTAATTGTTGTAATGAATCCTGAACCGACTGTGCAAATCTTTTAGCTTCAATGCTAAAGTCTTTAGGTATAGGAAAGCTCCCTCTTGCACTAACATTAAGCCTGTTTGTTTTTAAGATATCTTCTGCCACTAGGTAATCTCCTGCGGACTTTCATAAACACAAACTTCGTTTATTATATCTATTCCCTCCAGTTGAATCTCAAAAGCCTTAGCCCTGTATCCTCCCGGTAATCTAAATATTTCTGAATTAGTTACTGTCTGAGTGTGCTTTAAAGAACCATCTGCAAATAGCTTAAACGTAAGCGAACTATATGAGTCTGCACTAACCTTTGCCACCCCGGGAGATATAGGTCTATTAGTGTAAAATTCTTTTGATTTCCAAGTGTAGGATCTATTAGAGGTTCCTCTTGCAAACTTCTTTAACACCCCTCCTATAACTAAGTAAAGCTCATCGTTCTCCCTATCATTAAATCCAGCAGTGGCATAAAAATCTAATTTAACAAACGCATTCTTTTGACCTCTAGGATCAAACAAGAATCCTTGTTTACTTGAAGAATTAGTTCCATCCCAAGTAAACGCTATGTACTTACCCTCGTACTCATAAGCCTCAATATTGGCTGGGTAGTATGACTGCCATTGATCCCTTGTAAGTATTTGTTCTGTAATTAAATTAATGCCTGAATTAGACGCTAATACAAGCCCGTCTGGTGATGCATAAATAGCATACTCACCCATATCAACTAACGACCTTTTATTTGTACATGGCAAGTTTGCATCTATTTCAACCATAGCCATGGCACTAGGATCTGTACCTGAAGCCATTAATGGCTTGCCCTTAGTTACTATTAATAGACCAGAGGCTATAGAGGCTATACCCACTATATCATCCTTAGCTGTTAATTGATTTCTAAGCGGGTATGAGTGTGGTAAATAAGCTTCACTAAATAATAATGTATTGCCTGAGAATCCTGATGTTATACCATTAGGCATGGTTGTTATACCCAACATAGGTCCATCTGGATGATCTGCTGTTATATCATCTGGCGGTGCTAGGTTGTCTGTTGATTCTATTTCTTCCCCAAGCAAAGCGTCTTTAACTGTATCGGTTGTTGTTCCAGAGGCAGATCCAGAAACATCTTTAACAAATCTAAATACACCATTAAGATCAGTCCTATATATTCTTCTTTTGGCTATTGTATAGTTTCCTGACGATGCCGCTGGAAGGCTTAATGTTACTGTTGAGCCATTAGCCGCATCTACTATTTCGCTAGCTGTTACTGGGGATGCTGGTCCCTCTTCGCCGAAAGTTGTTATTTCTGTATAAATGTATGCTCTTGAGCTTGTTGTGGCTCCCTCTTCTGCGGTCGAATTATCTACACTTGGGTTAGAGTTAAATGCTGATGGTGTTGGTAATCCTAATCTAAAACTTGCGGCTGGGAAAGGACCTGAGCCAGTTATCCCTGCTGTTGCTGACGTGTATTTAGGAAATGTTCCAGATCCAGTAAAGTAAAATCTACCATGACTATCCTCTTTAATTGGGCTTTTAATAATATCTACGTCTTGTGTAAAAGTAAACCAGGCAGAAGAAGATGCTTTAAATATAGTTTTTGTTGTGCCGTCTATGTTTACTGCCGGATGGGTGTTAGATGCTTCGGATGAATCATTTACATCTATTTTTATTCCTTCTATTCTCCCTGAATCCAAGAATACGTTCTCTGCATTCTGAGCTATATCTTCAGGCAATAATCTTGGAGAGATCTTTTCATTAAGACCGCTAAAATTTGTTAATTTGAATCCAGCCACGTTTAATCCTTTTCTTTATCTGGTGAGTGTGACGCACCAAAATAAAAAGATATCACAGCACTAGCCAATCCTCCTAAATATCCTAAAACTAAATTGATCAATGCTTCTGAATTTTGTTCTGGAGGTTGTAAGGTGACTAAGAATATATACCCCATAAAACCACCAACAACAACAACACCTATAATTCTTGCGGTCCAGTCTTTACTAAATCTAACGCGGGCATCTTGCTTATCTGCAGTTTCTAAAGAAAAGATATCAACATCTAACTCTTTCATTTGAACCTCAAATTGCTGTTCAGCTTTTTTAAGTTCTAGCATTTGCTCTGGGGTTGCATTTTGTATTGCATTATTAATAGACTTTGCATCTGAACTGCACCCAAGAACTTTTGCTACCACTGAAGCCGCCTGACCTCCAAGAGGTCCCGCCAAAGCAGATCCAAGTGTTGGGGCTACAGCACCTACTAAATTTTTAATTAATCCGAACTTCATTTATTCTATCCTCTATCATGATTGATAGTGTAAATTTGCAAGGGCTTTTCTTTACCCTTAACTTTAATTGGTTCTAATAATTTTAACTCAAAACCGCTCTTTTTGGCAGTCTCTTCTCCAATCAATATATCTACACCAACCTCCTTGGTGGCTGACTCAAGTCTTGCTGCAGTATTTACACAATCACCAATAGCTGTGTAATCAAACCTAGTTGAGCTACCCATATTTCCAATTACCGCAAAACCTGTGGCTATTCCCACCCCTATCTCAAGACCCAATCCAGATAGTTGTACTTTGTCTTGTATTTCCTTGGCACATAAGACAGCTGCTTTTTCATGATCATCTAAGTCTAGAGGTGCATTAAAGATTGCCATCATTGCATCGCCAATATATTTATCTACCATTCCATCATAAAACTTTACAGTGTCTGACTGAATGGTAAGAACCTTATTCATTACCTCGGTTACTTCTTCTGGCTCCAATTTTTCTGACAAGGATGTGAATCCTCTTACGTCTGTGAAGAGAAATGTTGCGTATCTTTTTTCTCCTCCTAATTTTAATAACTCCGGGTTGCTCTGTAATTGTTTAACCTGTCTTGGATCAAGATAATGTTCAAACTGTTTCTTGACTTGTTGGCGGAGTTTAAACTGTTTTCTAAAGTTTAAATAGAAGGCAATACCAGAAACTATTAGTTGTGATATAAAAGTCCATGAAAAATCTATCAAAAGACCTCTCTGAATACTATAGGCTCCTAAGAAGCCCGTGGTTAACAGCAAGACTATAGCTATACTTATGCCCTTGGTTATACCAAGATAGTTAATTACAAGCCACGTCAGAGACACGAAAATTCCAAAAATCACAATTTCGGCAGCCAAAGACCAATCTGGAATACTTGGAGAGTTTTCTATAAGAATTGACTCGGACAATGCTGCTTGAATTTTATGTGGCTCTAATAATCCAACTGGAGTTGCAACCTGTGGCATGATTCCTGGTGCAGTAATTCCAACAAAAACAAACCTACCCTCAACATTCATTTCTTGTAAATTAGTTTGTGTGGTGTCTACCCAACTAATCCATTTACGACC